TTAATACCCATAATCAGACATCCGTGTCGCCGTTGACGATGAAGTTCACGGCAGATCCGATACCTGATCCACCTGCATCTGGTGCATTAACTTCTACAGATAGCGTATCATTATTCGTCATCACAATCGGATATGTTGATTCAAAGAATGTTGTTTCGTTTGGCGCTAAATCAATTCTCATGAATCTATTTGCAGTAACTGCCAACGCAGGTCCAGGTGTCAAATTTGGATTGATATACATGGAAACTCTCGCTGTTCCCAGTCCGGTGTTGTGCATGATGATGTTTTTAATATAACTGGTGGATGCAACACCCACTCCCCCAGCAGTCTGAGTCACGCCAACAGTAAAAATGCCAACTGTTGCAATACCAGTGACCGATTGTATATCTAATAACTGTGTCTTTTTGAGCGCCATTTTACTGTTTTTCCTTTATTTATTAAGTGAAGAGAGATGACGTGATGTCGGTGTCACCACCAACACCATCAAGTTGAGAACCATCTCCTTTGAATGTAGTTGCAGTTAGGATACCGGTGATTACTGAATCACCACGAACATCGAGTCTTGCAGCAGGTGAGGAGGAATTGATGCCAAGATTTCCTGCCGAAAGTAAATATAATGATTCACCAAGTCTTAAATCGTTAGTTCCCGATATATATCCACCAATAATTTTTGGATCACCACTATTATTAAGTCCTCTAATAAATGAACCATTATTGACTACTGGACCAGCAGCAAATGTGATAGCACCACCAACAACATTTAAACCACCAGCGGTAATATCAATACCACCAGTTGTGACTTTGATTCCTTCTCTTGCTGTAATTACTCCAACAGAATCAATATTGGTAACATCCTCATAAGTCAGAGTTCCACCAACTGATACATTACCACTAAATGATGCGGATGCAGCAGTCAGAATACCAGTAAAGTTAGCATCAGATCCGTTGACCTCACCACCACTTAAGGTGGTTACAGTCACAATACCGATATTCAGATTAGTTCCAGCACCAAGATCAAATGCAGTCGTGGCAAATGATACAGAAGAACCTGCTGATAACGTGGTGATTCCAGTAACAATCAGGTTTGAAAGTGTGGTGCCACCAGTTACTGAGAGTGTTCCGTCGTTTGTTTGGTTGCCAGATACTGTAAAGTCCGCTGCTCCAGTTACCGCAGCAGCATTAAATGCTTTAAATGCAACTGCCTCTACAATATCACCACTCTGTGCAAAACTTGTAAGACCAACAACAGATCCATCGGTGGCAGTAAAGTCTTGTGCGACAATTAACTTTGCACCGTTTAAATATACGTCAAGGTAACCAGGAACATATCCTGATGCAAAAGTAAAATTAGTTTGAACACCAGTCGGTGAAAAAACCTGCCTTGCAACGGTGACCGATGAGTCTCCCGGTGCTCTTCCGATATAACCGTTACGATCTGCCATCAGTTAACTCCTGTCAGGATGCTGAGATTAGCATCAATTGCATTCGCAGAATCACAATACACTACAATTTCATCAGTTCCCTCAAGTAGTGTCTTACCAACATCAGAGATAACAAAGGAACTTCCTGCAGGGACTGGAATCTTACTCGCGATTGATACCGAAACTGCCGTGCTTTGGTCTCTTACCTCAACCGTTAAGTTGACTGAGTTATCAGTATTGTTGGCAAAAGTTCCACCAATCAGAATACTCTTCGTTGCAGATGCTGAAGTGTATGCAGTCGTCGGTCCAAGGAACTTGACGTTCTGACTTGTGGTTGCTGCTGTATTTGATGAAGTTCTATCAACGGTAACAGCACTCGCACCGATTTCAGTAATTTTAGTTCCAGCAATAAAGTTTGAATTTACCACCAGGTCACTTACAGCAACACCAACCGTTGAGATACCGGTAATAATCGTTGTGGTAACACCAATAGCACCACCAGTTGACGAGGTAACAATACCTGCCGCTCTTGTTAATTTATTAGAAAAAGCTTCTGCCATCTTTCTTTAAGTGTTATGTGTATTTATTGTGAATTATGCGCCAAGAGCGATAACGAGACCAAGTGAAACACCTGGTGTGAACGTCACGGTTGCAATACCAGAGTTTGAACCGCTGCCTGTTCCCATGTCAACTGCAATTGCAGTTCCATTAGAAGAGGCAAAGTTGATTTGAGTAACACCAACTCCGAGGTTTGTTCCCTCAGAACTAATACCAAGACCACCATCATTACCGATATAAATCGGTCCATTCATTCCAGAGTGATTTCCGCAGTTGTAGTGCAGAATCTCTGGTGCATCAAATGGAACTGCGAAGGTAACAACACCAACAGCAGCACCATTATTGGTGACACCTCTAGTGAATTGCTGACCAGTTCCAGTTCCGTTTAAGGTATTGATGTAGAATGGGTGTCCAGAAGCATTAACTGAGAAGTTATACTTCTTACCTCTTAACAAGTAGAGTGAAGGGTTACTCGTTGCTTCAGTAAATCCAATACCGGTTGCAGCAAACTCATATGCACCCGATCCATTATTGGTAATATCAAACTGGGTGTAGATCTCTTTGTCAGTTACTTCAATTGTACCTGAACTACCAACATCGATAGATCCAATAGTAGCAATACCTGTGATGTTCAGGTTTCTACCATTAACCTCGTCATATGTAATGTCATCACGAACAAATAAATCACCACCAATATAAAGATCTCCACCTGTGGTAGTAATACCACCAGATGAAGCAAGGGTTGTGATACCAGCAAATGATGCGTTTGCTGAGGTTCTTAAATCACCTGTGATGGTGGTGATACCAGAAACCGTGGCATTACCATCAACAACAAAGTCAGAAATAATACCGACTCGACCACTAAAGGTCGAAATACCAGTAAATGTTGATAAACCAGTTACTGATAAATTAGATGCTATCGATACATCAGATGATGCTGTAAGATTTCCTGTGACAGTTGCAATACCTGCAACAATCAGGTTGTCTTCAATATCAACACTATCATTAAAGTCTGCTCTACCACTAAAAGTAGAGAGACCGCTGTTTGAAACATTTAATGCTTCAGTTACAGTCAGATTTTGGATGCTTGCATCATCAAGATTGATATCATCTAGATCAATATCACCTGTGACACGCATGTCACCATAGACATAGAGTGCCGTTTGACCAGTTGAGACTGGAGCACGAACATCTAATCTAAACTGTGGACTTGCGGTATTAATACCAACAAATTGATCAGAACCATCGGTGGTTCCGACAACGGTCAAAATTGTTCCACCGAGACCAACATTCAGTTCATTAAGAACTGTGGTGATACCAGTTACATATAAATCTGTAGCACCAATTCCTCCATTTACATGGAGTTCATAGTTAGGAACGGAGGTGCCGATGCCAACCTTATTATTCGTTGCATCCGCACGAATAAGTTTAGTGTTGACTTCTAAACCATTTTTGACAACAAAATTCTTATTTACTGCCATTCGGGTTCACTCTCCCCCGTTAAACTACTTTTTATTATTTAGTCAACTTGCAAGTCTAATAACAACCTTAGCAGCACCTGTGCTACCACCTTGTTGAGTTGAGACAACGGTTACGGATCCATCAGTATATCCTGATCCACCTCCTCCAGCAGTTACACCAGATCCACCATTACCACCTGTCGCACCAGATCCGCCGTATCCTGTGACACCAGTTTCACTCTCTCCCTTGGTTTCAATCATGTTATAACCCGTTTTAAATCCTCTAGTGATTGATGATGACGTGTTCTGAACTTCAGTTCCGTCTGACAATCTAAATTTATTATTAGATGTTACATCTTCACAAGCACTAATTCCTTGGTCTCTCCAATAAATTCCCTTTGTACATTTAATCGCTCTGCCTCCATTTGGATTTGCGGCATTTGAATCCTCAGCATATGCAACGTTTGTGGTGAGTGAACCGTAAATTCCATTTGCTGGTAATTCTCCTGACAATATAACTGCTCCTCCTTCTCCACCATTTATAGCAGATTGTCCCGAAATATTGACACCACCACCATCTCCTCCATTAGCTCCTACAGTTCCAGCGTCCCCACCTCCACCTGCAACAGCAATCAGAGATGCTTTTCTGTATACGAACGGAGCGTTCACTTCACTATAAAGTCCTGTGATGATATACTCAACATTTTGATCTAAAGTAAATTTAATTGTTGATTTGCCACCTTCACCACCTGGATTTGATCCATTATTATCACCTTTACCACCAAATAAATCCATTTCAATCTCAATATCTCTCTCTGGAGAATAAATGCAAATTTGATTAGCTGGATAAGCATCATCGGTAAAAGTAATTTCACCATCATCAAGATTGTGTTCTGATAATGTAGCA